TTTGTACATATATAGTAGTGACTTACGTCACATTTATAAACTACCTGCGTTCGGAAAGTGCTTTTGAACGGGTTATATATAGTATAGACGAACGCTAATCGCAAGTGAGTCTATCTCGCTCGAGGGGATGGCTTATTGCCATCCACGAGACTAACGGGGGTAGCGAGACGCTCTTTTGGGAGCGTCGAGCGAAGGGGGTTTATTTACCCTTTTTAAATAGGGGATTATTAGGGGAGTTAACAATGGCCGCAGGTAAGGGTGCTGAGCATCACAATGTCAAGGCACTCAGAGAAGCCAAGGCAAAGGTATTAGAATTTATAGGGCAAGGGCTAGATCTACAGGACTCACTAGCCAGGGCTGGTCGCAAATCTGACGTCATGAAAGACTGGCGCAAGGACGAACAGTTCATGAAGGCTCTTGAGAAAGCCCGCCTAGAAGGCGAGAAGGTTCTCTCCATAGTCACAGGTGATGCCAAGTTTAAGATAGGCTTTGAGGAGTTCTCGAAAGAGTTTCTTGATAGCCCGATCTTCCCCCATCACCGTTCTTGGATTGACATCATTGAGAACCGTGAGCCATCCTTTTTACATGAGTCGATGGTCTATGAGCCAGCCAGCCCTAAGCGTCTGTTGCTCAATGTGCCACCTGAGCACGCCAAGTCTACCGTTATTACAGTCAACTACTGTGTCTATCGGATAGCCATGGATCCAAATATTAAGATTACTATTGTCTCCAAAACGCAGGAACGCGCCAAGGAGTATCTCTACTCAATCAAGCAGCGCCTGTCACATGAGCGCTGGGCTAAGATGCAATCCGTCTATGGCTCTAGTGGTGGATGGAAAGAAGATGCGGATACTTGGAAGGCTGATAGGATTTACCTTTCTCGTGATTCTACCGAGAAGGATCCGACAGTACAAGCGCTTGGAGTTGGTGGCCAGATTACTGGCGCCCGTTCCAACCTCATCATCTTGGATGACGTTGTTACGACTTCAAACGCGCATGAGTGGGAGAAGCAACTTCTCTGGCTCCAGCGAGATGTAGTCACAAGACTTGGTGATAACGGCAAACTACTTATCGTAGGAACCCGTATTGCCTCAAATGATTTATACCGTGAAATCAGAAACCCTGAGCACTGGACTGGTGGCAAGACTCCTTTTACGTATATGTCTATGCCAGCAGTGCTAGAGGTACATGATGACCCTGAAGATTGGGTTACGCTCTGGCCAAAGTCAAACATACCATGGGAAGGTTCTGATGAAAATATCCTTCCCGATGACGACGGTCTATATCCAAAATGGAATGGGCCAGCACTCTTCAGACGACGCTCGGAAGTTAGCCCTTCTGCTTGGGCGCTTGTATACCAGCAGCAGGACGTCCAAGAGGATTCTATATTTCCGCCTACGTGTGTCCAAGGTTCAATCAACAGGATGCGAAAACGCGGGATCCTAAAGCCTGGTACTCCTGGTCATCCCAGTGAGAAAGGTCAGTGGTACACCATCATGGGCTTAGATCCAGCAATGAGTGGCAATACCGCTGCTGTTATTATGACGGTTGACCGTCAGACAAGAAAACGATACATCCTAGATGTAGAGAATATGCAAGAGCCTACTCCACAAAAGATTCAAAATCTTATTGAGGACTGGGTTGGTAAGTACAGTCCACAAGAACTACGTATTGAAACTAACGCTCATCAGAAAGCATACGCTTTAGATGACGTACTTAGAACCTTCCTTGCCTCTTCTGGTGTGAAGTTCTCTAGTCAGTTCACTGGTAAGAACAAGTGGGATACAAGTTTTGGTGTAGCCGCTATGTCTGGTCTCTTTGGGACTATGCGTGGCAATACACATCAAAACGATAACTTAATCGAGATGCCATCTCAGGATGGCTCCGAAGGTATAAAGGCTTTGATCCAACAGTTGATCACTTGGAAGCCTGACACTAAAGGCAAGACAGACTGCGTGATGGCTTTGTGGTTCTGTGAACTAAGAGCACGTGAAGTCATTGGCACTACCCGTATGGGTCAGAGCCACTTGCCTAACAAATGGGCAACTGAAAGACAAATGAATACTCGATATATAGTTAATCTTAATGATTATGAATTAGGCGAATAGGACAACAATGGCAGATATTAAGGCTATCGCACAGCGTGTAGATGCCATGAAGCATCGCGCTGCAGATCGCGATAACAGCATGGCTAAGATTCTCATGGTGCGTAAAGGTGAGATGGCAAACGTCTTTCCTGATATGTTCCCTTCTGATCTGCCACACGCAATGGTTGCAAACTTCATTGACGTCGCAGCACGCGACTTAGCAGAAGTACTTGCCCCACTGCCATCAATTAACTGTTCTACTACAAATGTAACATCAGATGTAGCACGTGCCTTTGCTGATAAGCGAAGCATGATTGCAAACAACTATGTATATACATCTCGTCTACAGACTCAGATGTACCCAGGTGCCGACCAGTACTTCTCATACGGATTCTTACCAATCCACGTTGAGCCAGACTGGGAAAACGACATGCCACGTATTCGCGTGGAAGATCCTACTGGTGCATATTATGAGCGTGACCGTTTTGGTCGTGTTATAGCCTACGCTAAGCGTTATACAAAATCAATCGGCGAACTATCAAATGAGTTCCCTGAGTACGCAAATGCAATCCTAGGCGTATTTGGATATGACCAGAACCTTAACCAAGAAGTTGAACTTATCCGCTACATGGATAAAAAGAATATTATCTTGTATGTTCCTTCACGTAGAAACCTAGTCCTAAGTCAAGCAAACAACCCAATGGGTAAGATGACAGTTCTCATTGCAGAACGTCCATCCATTGATGGTCAGCCACGTGGACAGTTTGATGATGTTGTATTTGTTCAACTTGCTCGCGCACGTTTTGCAAACCTAGCCATGGAAGCGGCTGAAAAGTCGATCCAGGCTCCGTTGGTTGTACCTGATGATGTTCTGGATATGCCTATGGGCCCAGATGCAATCATTCGTACAAGCCAACCTAATGGCGTTGGGCGTGTCCGTTTGGACATTCCCGCTGCTACTTTCCAGGAGCAATCATCACTCCAATCAGAATTAAGACTTGGTGCTCGATATCCTGAAGGTAGAACTGGAAACATTGACGCAAGTGTTATCACTGGTCAAGGTGTTCAGGCATTGCTTGGTGCATTTGATTCTCAGATCAAGGCTGGTCAAACAGTTATTGCTGAGGTTCTAGAAGATGTTATCAAGTTATGTTTTGAAATGGATGAAGTCCTTTTCAATGTAAAGAAGAGCGTCAGAGGCGTAGCGCAAGGCACACCGTACGAGTTAAAGTACATGCCAAGCAAGGACATTAAGGGTGATACTTCGGTAGAAGTCCGATATGGCTTGATGGCTGGATTAGATCCTTCGCGTGCTCTGATCTTCTCACTACAAGCACTAGGTGCAGACCTAGTATCAAAAGACTTCATTCGTCGTGAACTACCTTGGGCTGTTAATGTCACAATGGAAGAACAACGAATTGAAATTGAAAAGATGCGAGAAAACCTCAGTGTAGCAATCACTGCAAGCGCACAAGCAATTCCTGCTATGGCAGCGCAAGGTCAAGACCCATCTAAACTAATTCAAAATATTGCGGACGTGATTGAGCGTCGTCGCAAGGGGGACAGCATAGAGGCTGCTGCGTTGGCCGTGTTTAAGGTGGAAACACCTGAACAACCAGCACAGCCAGAGATGGTTCCACCAGGCTCACAGGGCCCAGTAGAGCAGGCGCCCCCGTCCCCAGCCACTCCTGGTCAACCCTCTGGTGGAACCCCTCAACAACCACAGGTACCACAAGACTTACAAGGAATTCTCTCACAGTTAGGATAAATCATGGCAACTCGTAAAAGACAAACTGAAAAGGTTGCTGATGATAATTATTCCAAGTTAGATCAATATGCAATTGAGTTACATGAGTTTTATAAATCATTGCGCAAAGCAGGATTTAGTAATGATAATGCTCTATGGATACTGTCAGCAAAACAAGCATATCCTGATTGGTTACAAGAAAAACCAACAAAAAGAGATATACTACAACATTTAGAAGATGAAGAGGACGACTAATGGTAAAGCAGGTAGTTTCAGGGGTAGGTAAAAACGCCTCTCGTACAGACCAAAATGTCGTTGAGCGCACACAGCGCGTACAACGTGAAGCAACTATGGCTAATGCCACAGGTGCACCACGTGGTTCATTAAAGACTAACCGTGAACTTTCACAAGGTGGGGATATGGCAACAACTGCATCTGCAGTAAGTGCTGGATATCAACCACCTGCTATGGACGTTGGTCCATCAACACAGGTTACTGGTGCATTCGCACCTGGAAATCCAAATACGCCCCTTACAGATGGCGCTGGTGGAAATACACCTGGTGTTGGTCCAGAAGCATTAAACGCTAATTTTATTTCTAGCGACCCAGGATCTGTTCTTGTTCGTGCTATGTATCTTGCCAGTCCTTCTCCTGAACTACGTCGTATGGTCGAAGCCTACAACGAAGAGGGCGTATATTAGTGGCTATTGATTTAGGCATTTACGATCCAAACTCTGCACAGAGTAAAAAGTCTGCCAGTATCATGGCTAACACCCAAGGTGATATGCTCAGTCGACTCATAAATCAGTCGGTAGCAACTTTAGATGGTTCTCAACATGCTAATTTTAAATCAATTATTACTAAGTATCCTTTTCTTTCAAAAGAAGTAATCGTTGGTCTAGTTAAGGCTGGAGCAAATGCAGATACCCCTGGTATCGATAAGGTTACTTCACTTGACGGTATCCAGAGCGCCATTCGTGCTGCCACTGCCGTTAAAGATCTTCCTTCTACGTTCAATAAAGATAAATCA